GTATTAAATACTAAAGTTTCTAAATTTACGTTAAACCAATTCTGAAAGAAAGCATTATTGTTATCAGTAAATGGTAATTTAAAAGTTTGCGAATAACTACCCTTTCTGCTTTCAGGCTCTTAAATATCACTAAATTGAAAATTTAAAGATACGTTAGGTGCTTCTTGTAAATCAAGATTGTAAGCGGTATCAGATGTTGCTGCACTGGTTGCTTTTCTATATGCGACTAATCTTATGTTCATTATGAATTTGTATTTACTGGGTTTGCGTATTCTATGTTTATAGTGTATTGAATTAGTCTGTCATTAGCTACAGTCTTTTTAATAATACTAGAATCAGTAATTAATACTCCTTGCGTAAATTCTGTATCTGAATTTTCTATTATATAAACATTTGTAGACATTAATAGTTTCTCCATTAAAGTAGCTTCATTTTCACTTAACCAATCTGTATTTAAAGTTTCTTTTAATGATGCGGTAGTTTGTCTTGTAGTCTTACCTCTTTGTGTGTCGTTATATCTCCATACGGACTTATTATAAGTACCTATTAAAGCATTATAATTATTTCTTTCTACGCTCAAAGTTTGAGTAGACTTCTTATTAAAATTCCAATAATCATAACCCCCTACGCTATTTCTCCACGCTAATCTTCTAACTTTAAAACCTTTACAGCTTCCACTCTGTTTGTAAAATGTATATGCTGCACTTTTAGCAGCAGAACTTCCACTATCAAATGCTTGTACTGTGTAATATTGCCAATTACTAAAATTAGATGGTCTTGCGCCTGTTGTAGCATCTTGTGCTTGTAAATTAGCAGCACCACATCCAAAGTATAATAATGATAAAGCAGGTGTTATTGTTCCACTAGGAGCTTCACCACCATTAGCAGAACTGTTTGCTATTGTTTGTGTAGCACCTATTTGAGCATTAGCAGAATCATAATATTTAATTAAAAAATTATGAGCTTCACTTGCATAGTATGTAGTATCATTTAAAAATGCTAAAGTATGATAGTCAGTTTCTTGTATATAATTTAAATATTCTAAGTTGCCAGATGTCGGATTAAGCCCTTTGCCTATGTCACTTAAAAACCTATCACTGTCACTATTCATATTGAAAACATCAAAAGCATTAGACTGTACATATTCGCTATCTGTACTTCTTGGTGTGAATAAAGGTAAAGATGCTTGTAAGAATCTTGACGTGTATACTATTTGATTAGTTGTCACATCAGCAGGTGACGCATTAGCAGCAGATGAATAATTCTCATAACCTTTAAAGTAAAAAGTACCTATTTGTGTAAAGCCAAAATTCTTATCACCATTAACGCTCAAAATCTTAGTAGCATCTTCATTAGCTCCTAAAGTGTGAATTGATTTAAAAGGAATTGTTGTGTCGTTTTGGTCTACGATTGTATCTACTAATCTTGTGTTGACAATTTCTCTTACATCAAAAAATGCTCTTGCTTTATTATTAGTTATATCATCACTATAACCATTTCTACGCTGTTTTATTTTAGCAAGTACTTCTCCTGATGCATCATCTACTTGAACTGATAAAACTAATTTATAATAGAATAAAGCTGCTATACTGGTTGTACGTTCTAACATAAATCCTATTATTGGTGTCCAATTACTTAATGCAGGTACTTTACTTGCATTATCCACAGGTTTCTGTTTCCATTCTAAAACTGCCATATTTTTATTTTATTAATGTTTCTATTTGTAATTCTAAATCTTCTGCAAATGCTTCTGTTATTTTATCTTCTGATTTTACTATTTCTTTATTATATGCGTTATCAAAAAATAATGTTCTTGATAATCCTCTTTGTGCTATTGCCCTACCAATTAAAAATGCTGCACTCTTTAGATTAGCTTGTGTCTTTTCTTTAAATTGTCCTTTAGCGTTTCTTAGTTTTAATGGCTTATTAGCTATCCATTTTAACACTACACCTTTTGCAATATTCTTTTTCTTAAAGCTATACGGACTTCCTTGCCCTCGCATCTTTCCACTACCTTTAAAACCTCCTGAGCCTTTTACACCTTCATTTACAAAATCCCAATAATCAGAAGCACCACCAAATCTCCATTCTAATTCTACATTAGTATTATCTGAGGTTACAACATAATTCATATCGTTATATAATGTATTATCTCGTGTTTCTTTTTTTAGCTTTTTTAAATTTCTTCTAGCTTCGGTGACTACATTAGCTCCCAAAACTTGCATAGCTTGTATGGTGTTTAAGAATTGCATTATGAATTAGGTGTTATTGGTACGATACAAAGGTTATTAGGGTTATTTACTTCTAAGCTAATAGAAGCAGACCAACCAGTCAAAAGGTTGTTAAAACGTGCTGTAAATGGCTCTGCTGTAATTGGTAAAGTTAATAAGACTTCATCATCAACCCAACTTGTAGAATATAGATTCTGTTTAAATTCATTTATAACATCTTGTAATATGCTTAGATTCTCGCTATAAGTGTCTATTCTTCCTAATCGTTCTTTATTAGGTGCATCTCCTACTTCGTCATTAATCATATCTAAAACGTATATTGTAAACGTATAAATTAATACGCCTGTATTGATTGTAGCGTTACCAGGCTCTGCATATAATATAACATAATCAGTAGCACCTAATTTATTAATATCAACTTCGTCCATAAAGCCAGAATGAAAGCTATTTATTTGTAAATGCTTTTCTGCTATTGTTTCAAAAAACCCTAATACATTCCTAAATGTTATCATAATTATTCCTTTGTTTATTATTATAATCTTGCGTATAAGCCAGATATGTTAATACTTCTCTAATTGGTATTCTTGTTATTTTTTCTATGTCTAAAATTGAATTAGATAAAGAATAAAGTATATTATACCAACCCCATTTGCTCTGCATACTTACCCCTTTTGTAGTTTCATTTCCTGTGCTTTCAAATAACTGTGCGAACTCTTGGCTAATATTTCGCCTAAAGTCAAAAAAAAACCTAAGCTACTTAATGCTATATCCATCGGACAATCTTTAAATAATTCCTCTTTAAATTCATCAGGGTTATAATTCTCTATTGTATATCGTTCATTAACTTTATGTGTTACTGGTCTGTATAATATACTCATTATATTATGCAGGTTTTTAACAGGCTCTTTTGTGTATGCTTCTAAGTCTATATATTCTCCTGTGCTTATAGCAGACAGGTTAGGCACAAAGCCATACTCTTGGTCTTTAAAAATAAACCTCTTTTTAAAATCTGTTTTATCTGGCTCATTATCTAACATACCTTTAATTATATTCATTATGTCTAATAAGTCACTATAAAGCATTTTCTTTACTATTGTAGTAGTTGTACCACATAATAAAGATAAACTATTTATAACCTTGTTTTTCTCACTTCCTTTGCCCTCTTGAATAACTACATACTTTTGATATGTTTCTATTGTTATATCATTCCAATTGTCTGGTATAATTAATTTTACTTGCTCCATTACTAATAAATATAAATTGTTAATTATTGTTTTTTACTACAATATATAGTATTTGCCACTATGGTTAGTAGCTAATTTGTTTAAGCATAGATAACGGACTGCATCAATTAAATGGTCGTTTATTTTAACTGGTGTATTAAGTACATCTCCATTTTTATCTGTTGCCCATTTATAAGTTCTAAATTCTTTAATAGCGTTTGTACTATCCTTTGTTATGTTTAGCTTATATCTTCGCATTATATCTATCCCTAAATGTATTCCTGCGCCTTTCTTAGCAGGTTTAATATTAAACCCTTGTCTGTATATTTCTTCTATTGTTTTAGGCTCTGCTGAATCTCCTACTATTTCTGCTTGTCTGCTTACTCCTAATTCTCGCATCTTATTAGCTAAGTCAGTATTAGTTAATCTCTTTTCATATAATAGCTCTTTAATGTATAAGCTATCGTCTAATTGATAAACTGCGCATAATGCACTTGGACTATTAGTAAAGCCAAAATCTAAGCCATAGCCAATTAACCTACCTTGTACATCATCTACTAAATTAAACTGTCTGAATATTTGTGTAGACATTGAGCCTATTTCTCCAAGTCCATAAACACGCCAATAGTCAGGGTCTAATTCTTTTAGTCTTTCAATCTCAGCTATTGTTTCATCATCTAAAAAGGGATTAGCTAAATATGTAGATTTAATAAATGTACAATCGTTTCTTGTTATTACTTTTTCATAAATCCAGGAATAAGGGTCTGAGGGATTGTAATCTAAATATATTTGTTCTGTTGTTCTAAGTGTTAATTGTGTCCAACTTTCAAAGTCTAATTCATTTGCTTCATTTAACCACAAGTAATTACGTTTACGACCTCTAATTTTTTGGGGTTGGTCTACGCTTATAAATTCAATTAAATTACCATTTAGACTATATGATAGTTCAGACTTATTATGGTATTCTTCGCTATATATTTCAAGCTCTTTTAAGATATTTAATACATCTCTATATGCTGTACCCTTTAATGCAGGTAATGTCTTTCTAACTATTGTAAATACTTTGCCTGTTTCTTGTAATGCTTTTACTATAAATAATTGGCATAGTGAATACGTCTTAGAGCTTCTTGTGCCACCTTGTAAGCACGTAATTCTATCAGTAGATG